TGCTGCTGTTCCAGTTGTAATAACTACATCACCTGCGATTGTAGGATCGTATGCATTACTACTGTCTATGTTAACCGTCTGATCATTTGTAGTATCAGGTGGTTGAATGTTTGAGTTTGTCATTTTTGGTTTAAGTTTCATTTAAATTAACAATTTTTATTGAGGTCTTCTGCCATTTGTCCACCAATTTCTGCACCTTGATCCATTCCGATCATTGTAGCAGCACCAGCAAGTACCCAACCGACAAAAGGAATAGAGGCAATACCAGTAGTAGCAATAGCACCACCAATGCTACCACCGACAAGTCTTCCTGTCTGCTTTCCACCACCGACCGCCTCGGTACAGGCGACAGACTTTTTTTGATTGTCTCCTGCAACTCCAACCATCTCATCTCTTTGAATATGGAGTGACCCATCAACAGGTACTTGTTCAACGATGCTTTCTGTGTTGTTACCCAACCCAAGAAACCCAGCTTTCCTCTTGACCTCACGAATCCTTTGTACAGTTTTGGGATCGTTTGCACTGTATTCTATTTCATATCCATCCTCTGAAACCTTTGCCTTGTACGAGGTATACTCATTTACAGGTAGGTTTAGTGCTGGCATTTTACTAGGACGATTAGCAATCATACCAATCATACCTAGATGAGACACCCCTAAGAGTGCTCCTAAACTAATTCCAATCCACTTATTCATTTCCATTAATAATCATCCTCTTGCATTTCTTGCATTTTAATAAACTCTTTGTTCCTCCTACAAATACCATGTACATCAATCTCTTGATGTAGATGTGCAGAGGTGTGTAGACCTTCTATCAATAATAGAACTGCTAACATCATGACTGGTAGTATCCATAGTGGATGTCCCATGACTTCACCTGCTGTTTTCATTGTGCATAAGAAAAAAAGAAATCATCCATCATAAGATCTGCTTTTTCTTTACCAAAGATACTTGTCATATATCCTAAGATAGGATCAAGTTTCTTCATGTAAGTATCAAAGTCTCCATAGAATGATGTGTCCTCACCAGTAGGTAATGCTTCATCAACTATCTTACGATAAGTTTCAAGGTACTCTCTAAACTCTGGTAGATATTTATCTACTTCATCAAAGGTACAGTACCTAACAAAAATGTTCTCTGAAAAATGGTTGCCCATCTCAAAGAACCGATAGTCTTTCTCTGCTTTAGGTAAAGTAGGTAAAGAAAACAAAAACTTTTCAACTGGATGCTGGAAGTCAAATACAATGATGACTTTCTTTTCATGGAAACCCATGAGATCCATCCCGAAACAGGGAAGGTTACTCCCTGTCTTAGGATAGATTACATTGTTATAGATATCACATTTTTTATTGTAGATATCTACACGTCTTGACTTTATAAAATGTGGAGCAGTAAAGATGTCTGCTGTTAAATGCGTGTCACCTTTACCATCCCACTCACACCACCGAGAATCAAATTGAAACTCAGGGAAAACATCATCAAGAGTTTTCTTGTAGTTAACCCATAGGTCAACTGTATTAGTCATCAGATGCTAGAGATGCAAAGTATGACAATGCATCGTCATCTTCAACGACTGCTTCCTTCTTAACAGGAGCACTCATTTGCTGACGAAATGATGACTGCGGAGCAGCAGCGACTGGTTCATACTCTTCACTATCTACAGATGGTACTGTAGCACGTGGAGCAGACCCTAGAACGAGTTGTAACCTCTTCTCTAGGTCTTCGTATGATTTGTATTGGTCTGCTGCTGTGAACGCTTCCAGCGAGTGCTCTGACTTCCATGTTGCTTCCAATTCAGTATCATCTGAAGACAAAGCACTAACACTATCAAACTCACTGCTGTCATAGTTCCAGAAACCTGCGACTTTCTTGATCTTTAACTTGAAGTTAGCACCTTCCCAAAGATCAAACACATTTACTGGTGTCTCATCTTGGAACTCAGGTTGCATTGCTGCAAGGATCTTATCATGAATCTTCTTGCCATACTTGTACAAGAATACTTTACCCTCATTCTCAGGGTGCTTTGGATCCTTTACGACTTGGATGTTGCTGTAGTATGATAGCTTACGCTTCTGCTTACGTGCAATGTCCTTGCCTTCTTCTGTTCCAGCGTTCCAATGCTGTCTGTTAACCTCACCTACTGGATCTTTCTCTCCTAATGTAGTGCGAGAGTTCTCAATGTACCAACCACCTGGTCCTTGGAATGCATGTGAATAAACCTTTGCCCAAGGTACAGTCTCACCATCTGGTGCTGGTAGGAATCTGATTACTGCGTAACCATTACCTGATGCATCTACCTCTGGTTTCCAGAAGCGTTCATCAACGTTCTTGTTACTGACTGTCTTCTCTAGTTCTTTCTGTAAGAACTGTAAATTGTTACTTGATTTCTTCTTTAAGTCTGCGAATGACA